CGAGTTCTTCATCATAGCCACTTGCATTCTCTACTGGTCCTTGACAAACGGTACCAGCGGTTAATTCCTCACCAGCTAAACTATAGACGAACTTTCTGCCATCTTCCATTTCCAGCACAGAACCAAGGTCGCCCTTTTTAGTTGAACTAATTTCATATATCCCCTGTTTTATGGGGACAAAATTTACTACTCTATTTCCCATTATATTTCACTCCTTCGTTTTTATGGGCTAAACTCAAAAGGGGAAATACCTTTCTCGTTAAGTTTATCTAATTTGATTTTTAAAGATTTACGTCTTTCTAATTCATTAGAAGGAACTTCTCGATAATTGATATTTATATTTTTACGAATAGAAAATACTGTTTTTGCTTGTTCTTTTTTGATGATTAAATAAGGATAACATTCACGCAATATTTTTTCTGCTTGGGAATTTCTTATTATCCAATGATATACAGGTTTGCGAAAACGTCCACTTTTGTATGAACGTTTATCTATATATTCCCTCATACTTCCACCAAATTCATTATGAAGTATTTCGATTAACGGTTTATAAGTATTAGCAATATTAATTATTGCCTTTACGTATTTTTTACCTTCACATCCTATATATCCTTCTCCATCAATTAAACCAGCTAAATATTTTTTATCCATAAATCTATGATTGGCTTCCCCCTCGGAGTATTATTCTTACGTAGTTACTGCGGACAGTAACCCTTGTTTTTCTCGATTAGAACAGATAACATTCATCTGTGCTAATACTTGGGCAACACGCTCTAAATTATCTTGAGCGGTCTTCCATTTGAGCGGTCTTCCATTCAGTCATTTCAAACCAAGTGCTTGGGTCGTATGCTATTTCAAAGTAGTCTAAATTCAGGAAGTATATTAATCCAGCATCACAAGTTCCTGACCATAATATAGGTGCTCCCTTAAAAGCACAACCCTTTATTCCTAAATCAGCCATTTCATTAGACTCGGTGTAGTAATGACTATCTAACGCTTCATCTTCGTACCAATTCTTTATTCCCTTAGTAGTTATAAGTAATTGAGGAGTTTCTTCTCCACCATCATCTGAACAATCGTCATACATAGTTCTCATATAATCAATCAAGTATACAGTATGGTCAAGTCCAGACATAGAGGTGTGTTGATTTCTCCACCAACTATTAGTTGCAGAGTTTATTCCGCCAACAGTTCCAGTTGCAGGTGTGCTCTCAACATACTTTTTAAATCCTTCCACATCGTTAGTGTCAGCAGAACCATCATCCATAAGTAAAGCATTAATCTTTTTCTTGATGGTCTTGGTTAAATTCTTTGTGTTCTTTTCTACTAAGTTGAATATAGCAGGTTCACTCTTATTCATCTTTTCATCTACGAGATACCTTACAACAGAACCACCTAAAAATTTCCAATCATAGACAGCGGTTGTATATTTTGCATTATCTACTATGCTAAATTTTGAACCACGACCAAATGATTGAACGGTTTCGTTCTCTGCGTATTCTAAAGGAACGGTAATTTTGGTTCCACCACTATGGTCTACAAACTTACCTCTTGCTTTCATTACCTTTAAAATCGGTATATTATCGAAGATGTTGTCTACTAAATCCTTTCCTTTTCTTTCCCAAGTAGATGTATGTAAATCATCCCAAGTCTTGGTTAAAGTTGGAACAGCCATTTAATTCATCTCCTATCTTATTTTTATTTGTGTTTTTGCCATTCTTGTGCAATGACTTCCCTTAAAGATAGGTCTTTGTCTGATTTTTTTATCCCACCCTCGCCTGTGGGTTTTGTATTTGGAGGTTGTTTAGTTTTGTCCCCATCCTTCTTATCGGGGTCTTCTTTTTTTACACCATCAGGATATTTTCCACCAGCAAGTTGATATAATTGTTTAAGACTTAATTTGGGGTTTTCATCCCCTAAATCTTTAATTGTGGGAGCAACATTTCTAAAATCTGGACGTTTAGAAGCAAATTCTTTTATTTCCACTCTTGCCTTTGCAATTCTCTTTTTTTGTGCAGACAGTTCTTCTCTTGTTTGCCTCTTATCGGTTTCACTTTTAATTTGAGTATATACTTCCCCAGCAATTATCTTAACCAATTGTGGTAGATTATTAGTCCCCATATCCTGTAACTGTTCTTCTGAATAATCTGACATTCTTCCTCCGAAGCCAGAAGACCCATCTGAACGTTTTTTTGTTTTTTGCTCTTGTAAAAAATTCAAGTAATCCTCACTATACAAATCTTCATCAGATTCTCTTAATTTCATCTCTAATGCTACTTTTTCATTTTCGACTTTTTCTAATTTTTCCTTTAAGGTTGCTGCATCGTCAACATTTTCATTGTCTTTATTCACGTTGTCCTCGGACATTTTCAGTTTCCTCCTCTTTTAATTTCTTTAATTTTTTAGCTTCCCTTGCTTTTTCTAAAGCCTTCACTCTCTTCTCTTCAATAAGGTCAGCTTGTTTGTGCATCTGGATTACTTTATTAGTAGACCTTCTCATTTCTTTAAGTAAAGTTCTGTTAATCATATGTCTATCCTTCCCAGACCATAAACCCTCGACTGTGACTTTCGGTCTTCCAGAGTCCTCGTCTCTGATAATTAATATCTTATCCTTCCATTTCATCTTTCCTCTTTCCATAAGGGATGTTTCCTCCTTTCCCTTTAATAATAGGAAGTCATACCTCTTTTGTCGCTTTCCTCCTTTAGATGTTTTTTTGATTTTATATAAACAGGTTTTTTATCGAGGTTTGGATGCCAAAAAGGCTCAAATATATGAAATGTAGTAGGGCATATCATAATTTCCGTATCTCCACCACACCCACATTTAATATTATGTCTTTCAGCAACCGTTGAAAATTTCTCAAATATCTCTTTACACTTTTTACATTTAACCTTATACAGGGGCATTAGCTTCGCCTCCTTGCCCAGCAAATTGTTTCTGTAATTCTTCTAATGGAATAGCTTGTTCTGGATTCATACCCGCTCCAGCACTTGGGGGCATTATTTCCTCTACTGGCACTCCCTCAAATTGTTCAAGAACAAATCTATCAATAGCCTCTAAATTATATGGAAGTTTTTGTCCAGATTGTAAAGCCATTTGTGTAACGGGACTATTCTGTAAATATTGTGCTACCATAATAGCTTCTTGCTTTCTTGTTTCTGAACTAACTGGCGTTCCGCTCTCTGGGTCAATTCTAAAGGCATACTTACTATTAATTTGGTCGTGTGTAAAACTTACCCAGTAACGCTTCCCATTGGGTCCAATAATGTCTTCTACTTGTCGTGTATTCCACTCGGAGAATATATATTGATTATATTTCCCTACGATATCAACAAGTAAATCTGCCAACATATCTTTTCTTTCGGAAACCCTTATTTGGGAAGCCATATTTACAATCTGTGTTTCAGTAGCAGTTCTCCTGCCACCTTCAAATTCACCTATTTGGTTACGACTGAATCCACTAATTTCACGTGCGTCTTTTCGTATAGCATCTACATCAATATTGAAATCTGCTGGAACATAAGGCTGAAAGATTGATATTGCTTCTTTAGGATTACCATTAGCCTTGATACCACAACCAACATCTTCAGTTATAACCTTCATAACTTCATCGGGCTCTATAACATTCTCATCATATATAAATCTTAATTTGGCTATACGCCTTGTTTCCATTTGGATAGTTCTTGCTTCATTTATAGCCAATTGCTGGTCTTCTAAATATTTACTATCAGGCAGTCCCCAGAAGGTAATAGGGTCATAATTAAAAGTTAATTCCATATAGGGATTACCAAATTTTTGTAGCGGGTCTATTTCGTTGTACAGGAATTTCTTATAGCCATCCTGCATAATTATAAGTCTGCCAGTTTTTAAATCTCTTATTTCCCACAAAAAAACAAAATCACCATAATTCTGGTCAGGCATTTTCTGATGTAATTTACTTTCCTTGAGCCAATCAAAGGTAGTTATTGCATTTGCCTTTAAGTCTCTTGTGTTTATTAAACGTTCATCTTTTTTAACATCATCTAATTGTCTTACATATAATCTCGCAGTCCAAGGGACTTCTCCTAATCTTCCATATCCATAAGGGACGACAAAAAACTCTGGTCTTACCTTTGATGTCCAAGGAGCCCCAGGCTTCATTAAGTCATTATATTCTAATCTATCGCCAGTTTTTTCATCAAACTGTACCAACGTTCCACCAATGGGAAGTTCTTCTCCTGTGACTTCATTTACCATCTTTTCTTTTAGCCTCGGGTCATACCCATACTCACTATCGAAACCAGTCAGAAGTGGGCTTGTCCCACAAAGGGCAGCATCTAAAATCACATCTTTTAGTGTTTGTTTTAATCTTGTGCTACGCAATAGTTTGTTGTCTATTTTCTGAACTATTTTTGATTGTAGATAAAAGCCAGGGACTTCATTTGTAACCACTACTTTAGGATTAGTAAAATATACTCTCGGCAACATACTTCGTATAATAGCAAATATAATGGCAACTGAATACTTTCTTTGTCCTACATCACCAGATTGGAACATTCCACGATAATAATTCCTATAAATTTCCCAATTGGATGGTGATGCAAAGTCCTTCATATATTGTTGCCCACCATACAAATTCTCTTGCCATTTGGCTATTTCTTTAATATCTTTCATTTACGAGCCTCCTTGTAAGCCATTGCCTTACAAATACGTATTGCGTGGGCTAAATTTCTTGGTTTAATGTTACCTATTTTATGAGTCTTTTTATAAGAAAGTATACATTCTTTTATATTAGCAGATATTATTTTCTGGCTACTTCCTTTTTTAAGGGGCATAAAATCACCTCTATAAAATTGCTCTGGCAGGAACTATTGCATATCCTGCAAACCTCAAGGCTCTACACAAATAGAATTCTGTATGGGTTACGAGAGGTTACCCTTTACGATAAAACGCTTAACCTAAAGTCCTCAGTCATTTGACCATCTCCCTTTAGGCAGTTGCCTTACCCCGAAGCGGGGGTTATTCAGTCACAGAGCAATATTTTATACTATTCTATAATAAATATAATATTCCGCACCTGTTCCAGTCACATCTGCATATATACCATTCTGACAATGAACACCATCTGGGGGAACATCTATTGGGTCAGTTTCTGGTGCAGAGGCTGCCTTAACTTGCCCCTTCCCTATAAGTGTCCCAGATGCAGCGGAAGCATTATCGTATATTGCTACCTCGGCAGCGTTTGTTCCATCGGCTATAACCTTACCACCACAAAAAACACATTCCACAGCGACTATTGCTGCGTCAGCAGTTTTCAACCCTGAACTTATACAAAGTAATCTCTTACGAGCCATTATTATCACTCCTTACCATAATTTTGGACTTGCATTGGCAGAATAAGCACGTGCCTTCTTCCAAGGATAACCATCCTTATTTGCCTTATTTTTTAACTCTTTTAATACTGCTTCAAAACTAAACGGGTCATACACTTCTTTTTCTTTTCTTGTACGACTATATCCCATATTTCTTATCACATAAGCAAGAACATCTATCAAATCTCTCTTTTTACCATAAGGGTATTCCCTTAACTGTTTCTCAAGTTTCCTCATTTCCCTACTTATGTGTAGTGTTTTGTCTCCGTACTCTATTTCATATTTACCAACATCTTTGGGAATGAGAATCTTCCCACTCTCAAAATAAGGTATCATCCCCTTAATTCTTGCATCTTTGGCATCTCTACCACCAGGAATTTCCCTTATAACGGAGAAATGTACATCTTCGTTGATTTTCACTCCATCATCATCTGTCTTATCTCTTTCAAGCTCTATGGCTTGTGCAAGTGCTTCTTGATAGGCTATTGTCTCTACAACAAGTTTTTTGATGTTATATTTGCGAATAAGAGCAAATACCAACCTTATTTGTTCATCCAAGCTATATTGTCCAGATATTGCCTCTTTTAAATAAATTAGCCCATTTGGAGCTCCCCCAGCCACTATAAACGCACTATCGCAATGTTGTTTAGTTTCACCTATTGCTGGGTCTACCGCAAGAATATTCTTCGTTTCTGGTGGCATATCATAGTATCTATTCCAGTATGGCTTGAATATCATCTTTGAGAGGGGCAATGGATTAAGCAACATCTGTGTAGCATACATATAACTACCCATTTCCTCTTTTTTAGCATCTAAAACTTCTTTATCAAACCGTTTAGGATAAATAGGGTCGCCCTTATCATCTATAACTGTCATAAAGTAATGTGCATATCCTGGCTCTTTGGTCTTTACATAATTTATCATATCTTCCGTAAACCATCGAGTTCCTATTTGAATACGCTTAAATGTCTTATAGTTAATAGATAAATTAGTAGCCATCCTATGCCAACCAATTGCCTTGGCTACATCTTCCATGTTTGGTGCTATTTCTTCCTCACTAAAATCACTAACATCCGCTGTAACTAAATCATCCTCTATAATAACATCATAATGTCGAGCAACAACTTTAGTCTGAATACCAGCAGCCTCAAACGTGCCTTCAGGAAAAGCATCTGGTCTGTTTATTTCTGCACACTCATCTGACCAACGGACACTTTTGCTATTGAAGTTGGGGATAACTTCAGGATAAAGGGCACGAAAAAGCTCGTGTTTCTCAAATATTGCCCTTATATTGTGCACCCTTTTAGCAGCATTATCAAAAGTATTCTGCACTATTAATATACGTATAGATGGATTATTAATAGCCACCCAAATAGGATAATACTCTGAAGAAATTGTAGTCTTTAAAAACCCACGTGGCAACTCTATTAATTTTTTATTAGGATAATCTTTCTGAAGGAAATCACATAGGGGTAAATGAACTTCTTTTGTTAGCCAATCATTTCGCATTATCCCCCTGCAGAATATCCAGAAACTCTTCCTTCCCAACTCCGCTAACGCTTTCGGGTTTATCTCCACTTGTTGGCTCAATCTCTTCTACTCCTTCTATACCTATCTCTTTTAAAAGGTCTACATCTATTTTTAGTGCCTTAACAGCTACACGAATATCGTTCCCCGTTCTTTTATCTATATATATCTTTGTGCTATGGTCTTCCGCTGGTTTCTTTGTCTGCCCAGCATATTCAAGTATATCGTTTGCAGCACTTTTCTTTAATGTCCCAAGAGGAGCTTCTTCCATTATGTTAATAAGAACATCAGAAGCCTTATCGGACGCTAATTGAAATTTTCTCTTTATGGGGTCTGTGGCAAGTTCTTGCTCAAATTTCTTGTTAATAACTTCTTGTCTTGCAGTCATTCTTGCTTGAAAAATAGGGGAAGTAACAATAAAAGATACTCTGTTCTCTGAAAGTTTCATTGCTTTTGCTATGTCCTGATTACGTTCACCAGCCAACTTTCTACGGAGTATCTCTTCGCTACGGGTATCAAATGATTGTATATAATTAGATTTTGTAGATTCTGCTTTATCTTCTATGTTTTTTTTCTTGGGCATTAGGCACACCTCTATTGCAATGCTATCACATAGCGTTTTTTTTGTCAAGTTATTTTTTCATTTATTTTATTGCTTTGGCAAAAGAGATAGCCATATCAATGGTTTTGGGTGGTTTAAAGTATTTAACTATTTCTCCCTTATAGTAAACCCAATATTTGGAAGGATGGGGTTTAACTATATCAACATGAATATAATTAGAGGTGGGAGCAATGCCTATACGAGAAAACTTCAATAAATTAGCCATAATAGCCAATTTATATATATCTGTGTTCTTGCAGTGTATATCGGCAGCCTCTCCTGTTATATGGGGAGATTTACTATATCCACTTATCTTTTTATTGTATTTCTCACATCTGACCCCACCACCCTTGCTAATATAGATAGGTTCACCCACCCAATCTCTCAATTTCTGTAAGAGAGTAATTAAGGCAGGTGATACGCTATCCTTTTTGCAGCAGGGACAGTAAAATTCCGTGGAGGTGAAATCTTTACTCAATCTCATGCTTTTCTCCACATTTTTAAAGCATACAAATAGTGGAGTGCGTTTTCTTTATCATCTTTATCAAAACACTTCAATATATTATTTAATAATATTTCTTCTATTAATTCATCTTTGGTCTTCTTTTCAGTCGCCTTCATAATATAAAATCCTCCCCATTATATATAGTCTTGCCTCTATCTTTTCTTCTTCCGTTCCATTCTGTAATTTCTCTAACATTTCTTCAAATTCGTTAAGATTTAATATAGTTTGTCCCATTATATTCTCCTTAAATTACACTCCTACCCACCCAAGTGCTACCGTCACGTTAACGGTTACCCCTCCATACAGCACGTAAAGACTCATGACTTAACATAAATCCACTGTATGGCTACTCCTTTACCCACTTCCGCCACAGTGTGCATCGTTGAGAGGCAGGGGAAGTGTATTTTGGGCATATAGGTGATGTTAACACATCTGGCTTTACCTTGACTTACTCCAAGCTATACTGCCCATAATATTAATGGGCGGTGGTATTAGAGCACGCGTTCATACCGTTTCAGAAGAGTAACATGTTTACCCTCTTATTAGCCGCCCATAATGGTGGAAGTGACGATAACTAAATCGTGTCCAGAAATGGTTTCCCATCGCTGTCGAACTACACCCCCATATCTTGTATTCTTTATATGCAGGGTAGGTTATCTGATTAAAGGGTCTATATATGTTTCTATAATCTCAAGAAGTTCGCCCTTTAAGAGTTTTAACGTTTCCTTCGTTATCTGTTCCTTATTTGGTTCTACTGTATAAACGTTATAATTTATTTCATCTTCTATATATTCTGGGTCTACCCTACTCTTATTTTTCATTTTCTACTCTCCTAACAGCATTTTATTTAAAAGCCTCTCTGAAAACCTATATATTCCACCTACCTTGAAGTATGAGCCTTTCAGTTGACCCTCTCGGAGCCACTTATACACAGTTACGGGCTTGATACATAGTAATTTAGCCACTTCTTTTACAGTCATATACTTATCTTCCATTACATTAACACTTCCTCTCTTATTTGTCAAGTTATTTCTCTAAAAACCTATCTTATTCACAGTATCTCTCTCTTTATCCTTTGTATATAGATAGCGTACAACAGTTTCCATATCACTAAAAGCCTCATTATCTTTAATAATTTCCTCTACCGTCATTATTTTTAGTCCATCTATTTCATATGTATACTTTTTATCCCACTTAAAACTAAAAAACTCTTTTAACCACTTAAACATCACTTGCCTCCTCTTTCACAGTATAAATCTCTATTAAAGTCATATGCTTCCATATATTCACAATCATTAATAACACTATAGTGAGTTAATGCAGTTATATACCCCCAATTAAAGTTATATGTCCCATCCAAAGGACATAATAGGGTATAATTAGCCTTTAAAGTGAACTTTAAGTCGTCCATTTCACCTTTCTTCATTATTATTCCCTCCGTCTTTCGTTATATATATAAATAATACCGAATATAAGACCAATTAAATATACGACATCAGCAATTATCAATTGCCTCATCTATCTATACCTCAATTCGGCTATAAACTCCATCCAACCCTTTATGGTATTAAAAGGAAAGACTATTTGTTGTCTATCGCCATTTTTAAACTTCATTTTCTTCCATACACTCTTACCCAAAAAACTCTGTGTTCTACACTTCTCTATTTTATTATCTTTTATGTGAATAGTAATCTCAAATTCGTGCTCTTTTATTTTCATCCTATCTCCCCCACCTTTCATAATCTCCACTGAAAGACCTATCGTATTGTTCTTTCGCAAAATCTTCTTTATCTAATTTGGTGCTAAAATAGGGTCTCCAATTTCTATGTATTACTTTTTCTACAATATCGCAAAATAACTTTGTTTCTTTATCTATGATAACTTTATTTTTTATTCGTAGTAATTCATCTACTACTTTAACATAATTTACTTTCATTGCAAATTTATTGTTTTCTTTTGTCTTCATCTCTTTTATCCTCCCTTTCTATAAACTCCATACATTCCCACACAGGAGTAGTAACTTGATTTCTTATATCAAATGCGTACAGTTCTTCAGCAATGGGGCAATTCCTCTCCCCATCGTGAGGGGTAAACAATGCACAATTCCAACATAAACAATGTTTGCCATGTTTACCTTTTAAATCCCTTCTAACATATGTCCATACACCATGATGTTTATATCTCATATATTTACTCATTTTTCTTATCCTCCCTTAAAAGATATAACATAAAAATTTAATAATAAATGCGAAAAAGAAGCACATATAAAACCCAAAGAAAAGCATTCTAAATATAGTTTTAACCATCTTAACCACCTCTTTTGTGTATTTTACTATACATCTTATATTTTGTCAAGTTATTTATATATATTTTGTAAAAATGGGGGTAGGGGGTTATCTTCAAAGTAAGCTATGTGCCCTACAAAGACACTATTTGCAGTATAAAGATGATTGTTGTATTATTTGCCATATTTTTGAATTAGTTCTTTGAGAACACCCAAATAAGACAAACCCCTATTTAACCCAGTGTGTTCTCCGTGCATATAATCAATCGGTCTTTTAAAACAACTATCTTCTTTATACACAGCATCTCTTTCTTTAACTAATTTGAGAGTAAGGTCAGAAATTAAATTTAAAACATCTTTTTTCTTCATTTTAATCACCTCAAAAGTATTATAACACACAAATGGCTATCCGTCAAGTTGTTATATTTTATATAGTCTAAAATTATAGGTAGGATTACAGTGAGGTATAATACTAATATAAGGGTGGCTTGGGGGATGGTCGGCATCTCTTATATTATCAGACAATCTATGCTCTCTCTCTTCTAAGAAGAGATACTATATTAATTAAGAGACTATCATACCTTATTATATCTCTATTAATACTATCTCTTTATCTATACTCTATCTATATAATAATAATATTATAATAATATAATAAGATATTAATAATAAAGATAATAAGATTGTATAATCTTATTAAGATTGTATAATCTTATTATATGATTAATAAAGATATTAAGATTGTAGAGTAACCTAATAACATATCTACTTAATAACTATAATCCATTAATAACCATATAACATCTATCTTTTATAAGATAACTAATATAATCTATCTTTTATTCAAAGCAATAAAAAACAAGTGATCCAGGATCAAAAAAATAAGATCTTAAAAAACTGTACAATTATACAAAAAAATTTTACGATCATAAAAACCTTTTTGTACGATCTTACAATTTTAA